TCAGACGGTGAGGTAAAAATCTACTCATGTAGCAATGCCCCTTGCCTGTTGGTATACATTAATCCAACCTCCCACCCTAATTCTTTTTAAGTAAAATGAGTATTAAACTAGCATTACTTAAGTCTGGTGAAGATATCGTTGCTGATTGGAGAGAACTTGTTCTTAACGAAGGTGACGATAAGGTAGCAGCATATCTTGCTTCTTATCCTTATGTTGTTACCATTAATAAGACTGATATTCCACATGCGGATGAACCAGCAAAGGTAGGACTATCTTATTTTCCTTGGATGCCTTTATCTAAGGATACTGAGATACCAGTTGATCCTGATTGGGTTGTAACAATGGTAGATCCAATTGATGAAGTAAAAAAATCTTACGAGGAAAAAGTTAATGTCATCAAAGAAAGACGCACAAATAGTAGTCCTGATAACAGGAGTGACTCTGATAGCGACGATTGAAGAAGTGGGTGCTGCAGTTCCAGGAGAACCTGATTGTAAGTTGGTTGAACCTTATGTGGTTACATCTGATGGTACTGTAGAGCCTTGGTTACTTAATATTACAAATCAGAACGAAGTTATGATATCATCTGATAAAATATTAACCTTGGTTGATCCCAAGACTACTCTCCTAGCAAAATACGAATCAGTATTTGATTAATGCGTTTTTATACTAACGTTCAACTTGTTGGTAACCAGTTCCTTGTTCGTGGATACGATAATGGGAAAAGGTTTACTGATAGGGAAGAATGGCGACCGACTCTTTTTGTCGATTCTAAAAGGAAAAAATCCAAGTATCGCACTTTGGATGGAAAGTATGTAGATCCTATTCAACCTGGATATGTACGTGATTGTCGGGAGTTTTATAGGAAGTATAATGAAGTTGAGGGATTCAATATTTACGGTAATGAAAGGTATATCTATCAATACATCTCTGAGAAGTATCCACAGGATGAGATTAAGTTTGATATATCAAAGATTCAATTAGTTACTCTTGATATTGAGACTACATCTGAACAGGGGTTTCCTGATGTAGAGTCATGTGTGGAGGAACTTCTTTGTATATCTTTGCAAGATTATTCAACTAAGAGAATAATAACTTGGGGTGTTGGTTCTTATAAGATTAAGCAAGATAATCATAATTATATTGAATGTAAGGATGAGTTTGAATTGCTTAATAAGTTTATTGAGTGGTGGATGCAACATACTCCAGAAGTTATTACTGGATGGAATGTACAGTTATTTGACATACCATATATTGCAGGACGTTTGAAGCGTGTGTTGGGTGAGAAGTTAATGAAGAGACTTTCTCCTTGGGGATTAGTTTCAGAGGGAGAAGTTTATATTAAGGGTAGAAGACATATTCAAATAGACATAGGAGGTGTCACGCAATTAGATTATCTTGACTTGTATAAGAAGTTTACTTATACTAATAGAGAATCTTATCGTCTTGATTATATCGCTGAGGTAGAGTTAGGGCAGAAGAAACTAGATCACTCAGAGTTTGATACTTTCAAAGAATTTTATTCTGGGAATTGGCAGAAGTTTGTTGAGTACAACGTAGTTGACGTTGAACTGGTTGACAGACTTGAGGATAAGATGAAGTTGATTGAACTTGCCTTGACTATGGCATATGATGCAAAGGTGAATTTCACTGATGTTTTCTATCAAGTTAGGACTTGGGATTCTATCATTTATAACTATCTAAAGAAGAGGAATATTGTTATTCCTCCTAAGAAGAGTGTTGAAAAAAACGACAAATACGCAGGTGCTTATGTCAAGGAACCGAAACCAGGAAGCTATGATTGGGTGGTTAG